ATGTTCCTTTCGCTCTTCCTGAAAAATCAGACATAGATGTTCGTGCTTCTGTTCGCAGTAACAATGCGCGATGCACCGCAGCATTTGATGCTATCATAATCAAAAATGATTCGAGGTTGTAATGGCACCAAAAAAGAAAAAATCTGTCAGCTTATCTGTCAAACGCGGCGAAAAACTTCCTGCATCTAAAGGTGCTGGATTGACCGCGAAGGGTCGTGCGAAGTATAATAGAGCGACAGGTTCTAATCTGAAAGCGCCGCAACCTAGTGGCGGCAAACGCAGGACATCTTACTGCGCCCGTTCAAAGGGACAAATGAAGATGCACAACATCAATTGTAGTAAAACCCCTAAAAAGCGCATTTGTGCAGCGCGGCGGAGATGGAAATGCTAGATTATCGAACCATTATAGCTACTGTGTTAGTTGGTTTCATAGGCTGGGTGGCTATGTCTGTGGTTGAACTCAAGACGGATACTGCTGTTATTGCAGTAAAAGTTGACGAGAACCATAAAATGCTCTCCGTATTATGGGAAGATTTTTTAAGGGACAGAAACAATGGCGATCTCGCGTGGTTCTATGACAGAGCAGGTATCAAACCCACCGTCCAAACGGAGCAGTAAAGTGGCTAAAGATGCGTGTTATCGAAAAGTTAAAGCAAGATATAAAGTCTTCCCGTCGGCGTACGCAAGCGGGGCCATCGCCAAGTGCCGTAAAGTCGGAGCGGACAACTGGGGTGAAGCCAAGCAAAAGCCCAAAAGAGCCTTCCGGGGTAAAGCAATCAGAGGAGAAGCAGTAGCTCGTGGCTGTGGTCAGGTGATGAATGGTCGCCGTAAGCGCACCAAGGGCTGCGTGAGTCAGTTCTAATGGCAGTCAGAAAGACGAAAAAAGGTGCGGCACTCAAGAGGTGGTTCAAGGAAGAATGGAAGGACGTCCGGACGGGTAAGGCGTGTGGGCGTGGCAAAGGTGAAAAACGGGGTACTCCATATTGTCGCCCCACCAAACGCATTAGTAAGAAAACTCCTAAGACCGCAGGAGAAATGACAAGCGCGGAAAAACGTAGTAGAATAGCGCAGAAGAAATCTCTTGGTCAGCCAGCTGGAAAGCCAAGGCGGGTCAAAGCATTACGGAGAAAGAAGTAAATGGCTACTTCAGGTTCACGAGATTTTAATCTCGATGTGGCAGAAATAATTGAGGAAGCATATGAGCGGTGTGGGCTGGAGGTTCGCACTGGTTATGATGCTCGTACGGCGCGTCGTTCGCTGAACCTAATGTTTGCGGACTGGGCTAACCGTGGCTTGAATCTTTGGACAGTCAAGCAAGGCTCACAAGCTTTAACTGCTGGCACAGCTACCTATACCTTTGATGCCACTTACACGGATTTACTTGAGGTTGTGGTTCGCCGCAGCGGCACGGACTATGAATTAGACCGTATGTCTCGCAGCGAGTACCTGAATCTGCCAAACAAGACCACACAGGGCAGACCAAGCCAATACTACTACAACCGACAAGTTACCCCTCAAATCACGCTGTGGGCCACACCAGACAGCTCTAGCGACACTCTGGTATATTACTACGTCCAGCGCATAGAAGACGCTGACGCGCTTGTAAACACGACTGACGCCCCTTTCCGTTTTTTACCCTGCATGGTGGCAGGTCTGGCATACTACCTTTCGATGAAGAAAGCGCCAGAGCGGGTGCAGTTATTGAAAGCTGTGTACGAGGAAGAGTTCCAACGTGCGGCAGACGAGGACGAAGATCGGGTGCCTTTGAAGCTACAGCCGAGCATCTCGTATCTGAGGGTTAACTAATGGCACGGTATGCTTCAGGATCAAATGCTTGGGGCTACTCTGACAGATCTGGTTTTCGTTACCGTCTGGCAGAGATGATGACTGAGTGGAATGGCGCAAAGGTTGGGCCGGATGAGTATGAGGCAAAGCATCCGCAACTTGAGCCTATTAAAGTTGGCCCAGACCCGCAGGCTCTGCGTGATCCAAGACCGGATCAACGTACGGAAACGGCGGTTGAGATATTATTGATGCCAAATCCGTTTGTTAGCGGTAGCTCTGGTTCTGCTGTCATAACTGTGCTAGAACCATCACATGGACGCACAACGGGTGATACAGTAAGATTTAGAAAGACACAGGGTTTTGATGGATTCAGCAGCACGGTTTTGGAAAAGGCGGATGGGTATACGATTACTGTGGTTGATTCTGGGAGCTATACGTTTACGGCATCGTCAGGAACAGCAACAACGGGTAGTCAACGCGGGGGTGGTCAAAATGCGACTGTCGGCCCAGTCACGCTGGAGGCTTAAATGAGTTATACATATGCACAGCTAAAAACAGCAATACAGGATTTTGCGGAGAACACCGAGACTTCTTTCGTTACGCACTTGCCTGACTTTATTCGTGCAGCAGAGGATCGTATCTTCAAGCTGGTTGACCTTGAGGTGTTTCGTAAGAACGCAACATCTAATTTGACGTCTTCAGATCCGTATCTTTCTGTGCCTTCTGATTATCTTTCTGCGTTCTCTATGTCTATTACGCGGGACAGCGCGAAAGAGTTCCTGTTACAAAAGGACGTGAACTATTTGCAGGAATACAATCCAAACCCTGCAACTACGGGTGTGCCAAAGTATTACGCCTTCTTTGACATTGACAACTTCATTTTGGCTCCGACACCTGACAGCAATTACGCAGTAGAACTGCACTATTACTATCGCCCAGCTTCACTGACGGCTGGCGCGGATAGTGGAACAACATGGCTCAGTGAAAACGCACCTAATGCTTTACTTTACGGATCGCTCGTAGAAGCGTATATTTACATGAAAGGTGAGCAAGATGTGCTCGGCATGTATGAGAAGCAATTTCAGGAAGCGTTGAGCCGTATCAAGGATCTGGCAGAGGCTCGTGAAAACAGCGATGCATATCGTAGAGGCTTGCCTGATAGGCCAAGGACATAGGAGTAGATTATGGCGACATCAAACGCGGCAACCACATATCTGGAACACGCTGTTCTAGATTTTATTTTCAAGAACAACTCGGAGAGTTTTACGACTCCGGGCGACAGCATTTACATTGGATTGGCTACGGCTGTTTCTGACCCAGAGGCGGGTACACTAACAGAAGCTACCTTCACCAACTATGCTCGTCAGCAGGTAACGGCAGCTAACTGGACGCTGGCTTCTGGTGCTACTGATGCACAGACAGTGACCAATGCAGCTAACATTGAATACCCTGCATCAGGCGGAACCACAGAAACCATCACCCACGCATTCGTTGTTGATGCAGCGTCAAGCGGCAACATCATGTTCATCGGTGCATTAGATGCATCCAAGACGATTGCTTCTGGTGACATCTTCCGTATCAATGCTGGAAACCTGACGATTGAGTTGAAGTAATGGCATTTGCTATCAAAGACAGAGTAAAGGAAACGACCACTACCACGGGCACGGGCACTTATACGCTTGCTGGTGCTGTGACGGGGTTTGAGACTTTTGCGTCTGTTGGTGATGGCAACTTGACTTACTATTGTTGCACAGACGGCACTGACTTTGAGGTTGGCGTTGGCACATACACTGCATCTGGTACGACCTTGGCCCGTACCACGATTTTGCAGTCAAGCAACTCTGACGCGGCGGTGAACTGGGGAGCGGGAACTCGTACAGTATTCTGTACGCTTCCTGCCGAGAAGATGATCTTCAACGACAACGATGGTAATGTTCAGAACTTTGTAGAGCAAGACCCGCAGGCTTTGGCCTTTGCGATAGCATTAGGATAGGACGATGGCAAACTCATTCTTATCAGAGACAGATACGGCAGTAGGTACATCGGCGGCTACTATATACACCTGTCCTTCAGCAACAGAAACCACCATAATCGGGCTGTCGGTAGCAAACATAGTTACCTCACAGATTTTGATTGATGTGATTCTTGACGCAAGCAGTCGCACATCGGGTGCTGAAGACAGTGTGTATTTAATTAAGGCCGCACCAGTGCCTGTAGGTGGTACGCTTGTTGTTGTCGGCGGCGATCAAAAGGTGGTCATGGAGCCGGGTGACGCACTAAAAGTTGTATCAGACACAGCTTCTTCAGCCGATGTGGTG